TATTTTACCCTTTTGTGTTGAATATATTTTCCATATGGTGTATAATGTTGGAAAACCATACAGGAGGATGATCAGAGATGGGAATACCAAATTCTTTCAGTGCGGAAGATTCAGATTATTTAACAATTCCAGCACTAAGAACATTTTGTGCAAATGCAAACTTAGAGTTATATATTAATAGACCGGAATTAATTGAGGCAATAGAGGAATTTGCTAATTTAAGTATTGAAAATAATCATTATACTCAAGTATGGTTAAATCATATTTTAAAAGCAGGAATAAAGACTTGCATGGTCAGAAGGATTTATCCCAACGCAATAAGAAAGCGAAATATTATCGAAAAGATAATAAAAGACAAATATCCCCACTGTAACAACGATTTTATATGCGAACATACACCAACAAATGAATGTGAGCTAATAAGTTATGAGTTAGAAGCTGATGGCAATAATGATGTTACAGTTGCACACTTTGTTTTTTTGACCAGAGTTGTAAGGGTAACAGATATTTTTGCAAAAGTAAGTAGCATAATAACTTATCCTATTTTCATAGATGTTGACTTAACATCAGGTTTTTCAATAGCTCGTAGTAAATCAATTGCAAATTTATTTAAGGTAAAAAACGAAACAGAGATTGATCCCGCATACAGAACATCAGCAGAAGCATTAATGGCCCATTGTGAAGAAGCCATCAAAAACACATTAAACTATACCCATGATAACGTTAATACATCTAGGGAGGCGTTTAAACGAACAATATTTAATATACTAAATCGTTATACAAGTACACCAGCAGTTATTCGCGAAAAAATAAATAGGTCCGAAACAGGATGTATCACTTTTATAAGGCAGATGTTTAGTGAGGTTGACATACCGCTAGCTCTTGAAACATATAATGACGCACTTTATGACATGAAGGTATTTATCGAAAAGTATGCATCTATTACATATCCGGATGAAGAAATATTTATAAATGATAGAATGGCATATCCGGTAAAATTCATTGCGCAGGATAATGAATTCACTAAAATCCAAGAGACATCCAGCGGATATGAAGATCCTTTGCAGCGAAAAAAAGCATTTTTTGATTCAAAAAAATCTGTATACACTGATAAAAAATGTGATAAAATATGTCTATGTCATAAACGGTTACCCAGGAAGTATTATGGTGATAAACCGTATAATGTTCAGATATATATAGGAACTGCTGGCACTTGTATTGTAAAGTTCTTACGGTTTGTAGAGGAGGATGATATTCAATATGTTTTATCAAGAATCATACAACTGTACAATGTACAAGAATAATCAGGAAGTAGTAGAAGCGTTTGATTATTATATTGGATCTATGACACGAGAGGTATCAAAGAGAATTACAATATCTTTGATAAGTGAAAAAATCGGAATTCAATATGAAGTGGCAAAGCAAATGCTTTTGGAGTATGAAAAGTTTGGGATTCTAGAAAAGAGAATTGCAGTCACCTGTCCCATTTGTGGTCAGATGTTACAGAATGTTAAGGAAACTGAATTATATGAATCCCTTGAGGAAGCCACATATTGTATAAATTGTGAGGATGAGAATATTGTAGTTACTCAGGAGAATCTTTTTGTTGTGTTTATGAGAAAAAAATTATATACATCTTCACAAGATGAAGTTAACAGAACATTAATACAGCATAACACTATTATTGACGTAATTCCAAATGGTGACTATTTTTTTTATAAAGCTGATTTATTATCAACAGATGATCTCCTTGGATTATTTTCTGTTGTTAATGAATCAGCCTTGCAAATAATTAAATCAAAATATGAGGCTTTAGATGGTGTGTTTAGCAATACTACAGAAAAGGGACATGCATATGATAACCTTATAAAAGAAGTTTTCAGTACGGTTAAAGGGATAGACACCACCAATATTTTGAAATCAGATACCAATCAAATTGATGGATTTATTGTTACATATATTAATACTGTGTTTCCAAGTATTTTAAATGTTATGGCGCCGGCATTCTATTGTGAATGTAAAAACGAGCCTGATAATCCACCCGATATTACTTATTATCAAAAGCTTCATAGCATAGTCGAAAAATCTAAGGTAGCTAGATTGGGCATAATATTTTCACGGGTAAGAGCTACAAGTGATGCAAAATTGTTCGGAAAACAAGTATTCCTACTAAATGACATAGCATTAATCAATATAAACGATGATGATTGGGATAAAATAATAAATAATGAAATGACTATCTTAAAGCTTATTTCTATTAAATATGCAGAAGTACTTTCATATGCCAAAGAACAAATAGATTTGATTAAAGAATTTAGTAATTAACTATAGATAAGCATTCTTTGGGGTGCTTTTCTCTTTTATTCAATGACATATGAATAAATATCTGAAATATGAGCATAATAATCCTTATCAATGATAAAGGAGTATTATCACTATGGATTTTTTGGAAGAGTCGGCTCAAGAACTATTAGTACAACTCATCGTAATATATGTTGTGCCATATGTTATCAGATGGATTGTAAGAGGGCGCAATATAAAAAAAATCCTATTAAAATACAATATTACACAAAAGCAATTCGGGAACTGTTCACAGCAGTTCCTTTTTTATACCCAAAACAACTCAATAGGCAGGTGGTGATCAGTGGATGAGGCAAGAGCTCCTAATCATGAATTAGCAGAAAAGGATTATATGGCCGGCATGAAGTATAAGGAAATTGCCGAGAAGTATAATGTTACGATAAATACAGTTAAGTCCTGGAAGCAGCGTTATGGGTGGACTAAGGGCAATAAAAAAAGTGTGCATACAAAATCTGAAAAGGTGTGCACACAAAAAGCCGGTGCACCCAAAGGTAATAAGAATGCAGTCGGTAACGATGGCGGTGCTCCTCCTGAGAATAAGAATGCGGAGAAGCATGGCTTCTTTAGCAAGTGGCTTCCACCGGAGACCGCAGCTATTATGAAGGAGATCGAAAAGACAGATCCGCTTGATATCCTTTGGGATAATATACAGCTGCAGTATGTGGCTATCATCCGTGCTCAGAAGATTATGTTTGTCATGAATCAGGAAGATAGCACTACTACACAGATCGGGCAGGGATGTAGCGATTTTGGAAGTAGTGAGAAATGGCAGATACAATATGCTTGGGATAAGCATGCAACATTTCTGAAAGCTCAGTCCAGAGCTATGGGAGAGCTTAGATCTATGATTAAGCAATATGATGAGTTGCTGCATAAGAATTGGGGGCTAGCTACTGAGGAACAGAAGCAGCGCATCGAGAAGCTTAAGGCTGAGACAAAGAAGCTTGAACCTGATAATCCCGAGGAAGGTACAAAATATACCGGAATCCCAGCTTCCATGATCGCTCCTGCCTTTATCAAGGTTGTTCACGATATTGAACAGCGACTTTATAACGAATATGTATTCCCTGGAGGACGTGGATCAACCAAGTCCTCTTTTGTTTCGCTTGAAGTTATCGACCTGATCATGAAGCATGAAGATACTCATGCAGTGATTATGAGGCAAGTAGCTGATACACTCCGAACATCAGTATATCAGCAGATATTATGGGCGATATCAGCACTAGGTTTAGAAGATGAATTCCACTGTACTGTAAGCCCTCTCGAAATTACCAGGAAGAGCACCGGCCAGAAGATTTACTTCCGAGGAGCTGATGATCCGGGAAAGGTAAAATCAATTAAGGTGCCGTTTGGGTATATTGCTATATTGTGGTTTGAGGAATTAGACCAGTTTAAAGGCAATGGAGAAATTACCAGTGAAGAAGCGGTAAGAAAGATTGAACAATCTGTAATTCGTGGTGGTGAGAAGGCTTATATATTTAAGTCGTTCAATCCTCCGAAATCGGCTAATAACTGGGCTAATAAGTATATCAAGATACCTAAGGCAACTAGATTAGTAACTCACAGCACATATAAAGACGTCCCTCCTCAGTGGCTCGGAAAACCGTTCATGGATGAAGCTGAGTTCCTGAAAGAGGTTAATCCTACAGCCTATGAGAATGAATATATGGGTGTTGCAAATGGTACCGGAGGCAATGTCTTTGATAATGTTGTTATCAAGGAAATTACCGTCAAGGAAATAGAGCAGTTTGACCGCCTCTATAATGGCCTTGACTGGGGATGGTATCCTGATCCGTTCCATTTTGGCAGAATGCATTACGATGCTGCAAGGATGAAGCTGTACATATTTATGGAATACCGGTGCAATAAGCAGTCAAACAAGCAGACGGCAGATAAGCTCCGGGAGATGGGTATTACCGAGAACGATCTCATTACCTGCGACAGTGCAGAGGAAAAGTCAGTCGGAGATTACCGGTCCTATGGTTTTCTAGCCCGAGGAGCTGAGAAAGGTCCTGGATCAGTCGAGTATTCTATGAAGTGGCTGCAGTCACTTACTGAGATTATCATTGATAACCGGAGATGCCCTAATACAGCTAATGAATTCCTCAATTATGAGTATGAGAGGGATAAGGAAGGCAATGTGATTAGTGGTTATCCTGATAAAGATAACCATGCTATAGATATGGTTAGATATGCTATGAACCCGATCTGGAAAAGACGAGGACAATAAGGCAGGTGATGAAGATTGTTTGAGAACATAACCAAATTCGTAAAGGAGTTGATTAAAAGAATGTTTCCAGTAAAAAACGTTAAGCAGGCCATAGGAATGGATGTGGCAATCACTCCAAAGATGATAGGGAAAATTGAGGAGTGGGCCAAGATGCTCAAGGGAGAAGCCCAGTGGGTTGATGATATAGTTCATTCACTTCGTCTGGAACAAGGAATTGTTCGCGAATTCGCCAATGTCTGCCTTAATGAGATGACCTCAAAGGTTACTGTTGATAAGCTAGATAAAATATATCAATCTGCTATAAAAGACCTTAACGAAAACCTACAGAGCGGTATCGGGTTAGGAGCTTTTGTCATTAAACCTCTTGGCGAAGATAAGGTTGAATATGTATTAGCAGATAGCTTTGTTCCGATTGAGTTCGACTCCAGGGGCCGATTGGTTGATGTTGTATTTGTTCAAACCAAATGGATTAAAGACGACGATATATATTATCGTTTCGAGCGACACAAAGTTGATAAATCAGGATTAGCAATCTCAAACAGAGCATTTCACAGCCGTAATAAAACTGATTTAGGATATGAGGTTTCACTAGAGAGCGTTCCTGAGTGGGCAGACTTAATTTCATTCATACAATATCCTAAGTGGAATAAACCTGACTTTGGCTATTATCGGAATCCTATAAAAAATGATATCGATGGGTCGTTTAATGGAATTTCAATCTTTGATGTAGCCAGAGATGTTATTAAAAAGACAGATACACAATTCGGACGGCTTGATTGGGAGTTCGAGTCCGGTGAAAGAGCCGTGCATGTTGATCCAGCAGCATTTAAACTTGATGCAGCAACCGGAAAGAGCTCGATACCTAAACTTAACAAGAGGCTATACAGAGCAGTAGATGTCACTAAGGGTCCCGGTGAGGAATTATTTGATACATTCTCTCCTGACTTCAGAGATCAATCACTCATGAATGGCTTAGAGGAGTATGAGCGCAAAATTGAGTTCCTGGTCGGATTAGCTTACGGTGATATTTCAAAGCCTGCAGTGGTAGAAAAGACAGCTACAGAGATTATAGCTGCGAAGAAGCGCAAATACAACACAGTGACCGCCATTCAGAATAATCTTAAAGAGTGTTTGAGTGATCTGGTGGATGCGCTGGCATTTTATAATAGCCTAGCAACTACTGGCTATGAGTATGTGTGTGATTTTAAAGACAGCATCCTTGTTGATGAGGAAACCGAGAGAGCTCAGGATAAAGCAGATATAGCGATCGGTGCAATGACGCTTCTCGAATACCGGATGAAATGGTATCACGAGACGGCTGAAGAAGCCGCTAAGATGATTAACGAACCGGCCGATATTATCCCGTAGGAGGTGACAAGATGTTTACACCTTCACAGCTTGAACAAATGCCGATTGAATTAGAGAGACGAATGCTTGAACTTCAACAGCGAGCCATGGAAGACATCATCCGGAGGATCCGTATCAATGATGAGATCACCCGGTCAGCTGATTGGCAGTTATACCGCCTTAAGCAGATGGGACAGAGTTCCGAGTATATTAAACAGCAGATACAGCAGTATTTGAGGTTATCTAATACTGAGATTGATGATCTGTATGATGGTGCTATCCAGTCAGGCTACACCAAAGATAAAGATATATATGAGAAGATTGGTGCTGAGTTTATCCCATTCAAGAAAAATAATGAGCTTCAGCAGCTTATTCAGACAACCGTAACGCAGACAAAAGAGCAGATGGTAAATATCACTCAGTCACTTGGATTTGCCATTGAGATGAAAGGAAAGCTCGTATTTACTCCTTTATCCGAGTACTTGCAAAAAACTCTTGATACTGCAGTATTGGAAGTATCCTCAGGAGTGTTTGATTATAACAGCACTCTCAAAAGAGTAGTTTCTGAAATGACTAAGAGTGGATTGAGGACAGTTGACTATTCTACCGGATACAGTAACCGCGTAGAGGTTGCAGTACGCAGGGCTTTAATGACGGGTATTACACAAGTAACTGAACATATCAACGAACGAAACGCTTCTGAGCTCGGTACAGACAAATTTGAGGTTTCATGGCATGCATCTGCAAGACCAGAGCATCAGGAATGGCAAGGTAGAGTATACACCAAGAAGCAGTTGGTTGATATCTGCGGATTAGGTACCGGATCAGGGCTTATGGGATGGAATTGTTATCATTCATATTATCCTTTTGTTGAAGGTGTTTCCGAGAGGCAGTGGACAGATGAACAGTTAAGTGAAATGAATGCTAATGAGAATAAGCCAAGAGAGTTCAATGGAAAAGAGTTCACGACCTATGATGCTACTCAGAAGCAGAGGGCTATGGAATCCCTTATGAGGTCGCAGAGACAGAAGATTAAACTAATGAAGTCTGGTGAAGGTGCAGAGGACGATATTCAGACGGCTCAAATAAGATACAGAGAAACCATGAGACGGTATAAAATATTCTCGCAAGAGTTGAGATTGCCACAACAGAAAGAGCGAATTTATCTTGATGGTCTCGGAAAGGTGGCGTGATCCGATTATCTCCCGTATTCAAGACGTTGGGTTAAACGTCTTATTTTTATGTCTTTAATCATAGACGTAAAACAAGATTTAACATCAAAAAATAACGTGACGCGACCACGTACAAAAGCGTATATGAAAGGATGGAATAGATGAAAAGAAAGTTTTTAGAAGATATGGGCTTAACTAAAGAGCAGATTGACTCAATTATGGAGGCTAACGGTACCGACATTGAAACGCATAAGAAAGATGCGGAAAAATACAAGACCGACCTCGAAGAGGCACAGAAGACTCTTAAGGGATTTGAAGGTGTTGATGTAAAGGAAATGCAGACTAAGCTCACTCAGCTTAACGCAGACCTCAAAGCAAAGGACGAGGCCCATCAAAAGGAATTGTCTGATAGAGATTTTAATTCATTATTGGACGGAACCATTACCACTGTGGGTGCTAAGAATGCAAAGGCGGTAAAAGCCTTATTAGACATTGAAGCGCTTAAAGGTAGCAAGAACCAGTCCGAGGATATCAAGAAGGCCTTGGAAGCAGTAAAGACCGAGAACGATTACCTATTCGGCTCGGAGGAACCTATCAGAAACGCGGTTAAGCCCACCAATACACCTCCACTTGCAGGTGATCCAAACACCAATGCATTAAGAGCTGCCATGGGACTTAAACCAGCAACAGAATAAGAAAGGAATTAAATTATGCCAAACGTAATAGCATTAGCAAAGAATTACACAGACCTTTTAGATGAGGTCTATAAAAATGCATCCGTAACAGCTGATCTTGTAAGTGATGCTTCTATGATGCGTGCCGGAGCAAACGCAAATGAGATTTTATATCCACAGATCGCCGTTACCGGTCTCGGTGATTACGATAGAAATAGTGGATATACAAGCGGCGCAGTTAATGTAGTGTGGAAGACTGCTGCTTTCAATTATGATCGCGGTACAAAGCTTTCCGTGGATACCATGGATGACCAGGAGACATTTAACATTGCCTTTGGAATGGCCGGAGCTACACTTCAAAGAGAAAAGGTTGCACCTGAAGCAGATGCCTTCACATTCGCTACATTAGCAGGAGTTGTGGGAATCTCAACAGCAGCACCGGCTACATATGCCGATGGAGCTGCATTCTTAACCGCACTGTTGGCAGCTAAGACAAAGATGGATGAAGACGAAGTTCCTGAGGAAGGAAGAATTCTTTATGCAACTCCTACCTTGCTCAATAGCGTAATTGCCTTGGATACCACTAAATCCAGAGAGGTGCTAAACTCATTCGCTGTTAAAAAAGCAGTTCCTCAGTCTCGTTTCTATACCGCCATTGATATGCTTGACGGAAAGACACCCGGTGAAGAGGCTGGCCATTATGCAAAAGCAGCGTTAGGTAAAGACATCAACTTCATGATCGTTCACAAGCCGGCTATCATTAAGTTTGATAAGCATACCGTTTCTTCTGTAATTGCACCTGATAACAATCCGGATGCTGACTCTTACATCTCCAAGTACCGTAAGTATGGCCTTGTTGATGTTTATAAGAACAAGGTTGCCGGTATCTATTTGAGCCACAAGGCTTAAGGAAGGAACGGTATATGAGTAGAACAGTAGGATTGATTTTAAAACTTGAGCCGGTGAAAGAGCCGTCAAGGTTTGATGGAATGGACATTGAACAGCTCAAGGTATATGCCGGAGAGAATGGTATCGATCTCGGTAATGCAAATTCCGTAAATGGCATTATCAAGAAGATCATAGAAGCCGAAAAGAAGGCCTAGGAAGGCGGGCGGTATTGATGATAAGTTATACCACAAAGGAATTCTATAGCGGAACTTACCTGCAGGGTAGAGCGGCGGTCATTGGTACCGCCGATTTCCCTTTGTATGCTCAAAAAGCTACGCAGAGGATTAAGCAGTATACCGGTGATAATGTGGATGAAACCGCAACATTACCGGATGAGCTCCAGATGTGCTGCTGTGAGGTTGCCGAGGCATTGTTCAAAGACGATCAGGAAGATAAAAAAGGTATTGCATCTGAAAAGGTTGGAGAGTATTCAGTATCCTATGTAAGCCCT